GAGTCAGCTTTTAAATGCCGTTTCATCTAAATTTTTTGAGGTATCTTATCCAGACCCCATGGATGGGCAAGTCACAAAGACTTTCTATGTCGGTGATAGGACAGCTCCTAGCTATACCTTTACTGAGAAGTTTAAACCTTGGTCTGGCGCTAAATTTAATCTAGTAGAGAGGTAAGAAAATGGACGCTTTAACTAGACGACAATTTGACAGAGCTATGTTTGCCAAGGAAAGGACGCTAGCTATCCGCGTTGGTAATTATACTTCACGGGACATCAAAGAGGCTAGTTTTGAGTATGGCTACATCAAAGGCGATACATACAAGCCCGGTGGAACGTGCGCTGGTAGCGGTAAGATTACCTTTACCAGCATCATTACCACGTTCAATAAACTGGATATCCTACACCCTGAGATTGGTCTACTGGTTGGGAATACCTACCAGTGGGTTAAGATGGGGGAATACTTCATCAATGACATCGAGATTGACCGAAACCGCAACACAACCACGCTTGAACTTATGGACGGTATGTTTAAGCTTAATCGTGAGTATGTGACGGACTTGCATTTCCCAGCTGAAGTACGAGAGGTTATTCAGGAAATCTGCCTAAAAACAGGAATTGAGTTAGCGAATGACTTTTTCGGAATCAGCGCTATGCGTTACCATGTCGAGCAAGTTCCTGAAGGTAAGAAACTTTCCTTTAGGGATATGCTGAGTTCTATGACGCAGATGATTGGGATGTCTTGCTTCTTCAACAGAGAAGGCAAGATGGAAATCCGTGATTTAACTGAGTCAAATATCACGATCAACGCAGATAGTTACTTTCTGCATGGTTTAACCAAGAGTGAGATTGAGTATCAGATAGCTGGTATCACTTGTAAGACAGATAAGAAGTCTCTGACGGTCGGTATGAAGACAGGTCGGTCTTTGGAACTGGATAATGTCTTCATGACCCAGAGCGCTTTAAATGACCTGTATTACAAGCTGAAAAACCTGACTTACTATCCTTATAATCTCAACTACCAAGGGCATTTACTGCTTGAGGTTGGGCAGTGGGTGACCATTCAGACCAACAAGAAAGAAACCTTTAAAGTCCCTGTGTTAAGTCAGAGCTTTACTTTTAAAGGTGGTCTGAGAGGTCGTATCAGCGCAGATAGTAAGGCTGGAAACGATACTCAGTATTCTTACGAGGGGACGATTACCAAGCAGATAAAGCAACAAGATGGCATTGAAGCGAAAATCCAAGCGCAGATAGAAGCAGCAGACGCAGCCTTTGAAGCCGAGTTTGAGAAACGTAAAAAAGCGATTGATGACGCAATCGAAAAATACAAAGCAAATGCTGAAGAAATGGGCGCTAAAATTCACGAAGAAATGGAGAAAGAGCGTCCTGAATTCGTGAAGCGGATTCGTGAGGAATTGATGAGTGGCGCTGACTCAATCGCTGAATTAAGCAAGAAACTGGAACAGGTCAGTGAGACCGCAAGAGTCAATGCGAGTCTTATTGGTGGTGACGGAAATACCCAGTACAATAAGAACCGTCTCAATGGTGGGACGGCCAAGAAAATTAGTTATGGAACGGATTTTGTGGAGGTCGGTCACAATGGAGAGGGCTTTGAACTTGGCAAGAAGTACGTTATCAGCTGGTCAGCAACCTGCACGCCTTACGGCAAAACAGATGTGACTGTTGTAGTCAATAAGACACCGTTTTACGGTGGCCACGTTCATTTAGCGCCTGCTAATACAGTCATGCCAGCGATTGATAAAGAGCTTGTCCAGAAAGAGGAGCAGGTTTTGGCGGTCTACTACGGTGCCTATCGTTTTACCTTCTCAGGGGACTGGTATCAGAACGTAGAGCAGTCTGTGATGATTGACAATCAGACAAGACGGATTGAACTAGCGCCAGTCTACAAGACGGTAGCTGACGGACAAAATTCAAGATATGACGGAAGTTGGAACGAGAATCCAACTTTTATTTTTGACGGAGGAAAAACATGACGGAAACAATCCCAGTAAGGGTACAGCACAAGCGCATGTCAGCACGAGACTGGGCAAGTAGCACTCTGGTCTTACTTGATGGGGAGTTAGGCGTTGAGAGCGACACAGGCAAGGTCAAGGTCGGAAATGGCCGTGACCGATTCTCAGCTCTTCAATATCTGACTGGTCCCAAAGGAGACCGTGGAGAGACGGGGCCAGCAGGACCAAGAGGTGCTGATGGTGTTGTGCGTTTTGAAGGTTCAGCCGCAGAGCGTGCTTTAGAGCAGTATGCCAAAAAGTCTGAAACGCCAGTTTATCGCATTGCTAAAGGAGATATCTATGGTGCAAATATCGGCTCAGTAGCAACAATAAAAACAACCGATATCATGAACCCTGACGGTATCAAGGTAGGGGATATTGTTGAAGACCTTTGGACGAACAACAGTACTGTAGATTATGAATTTTGGAAGGTGACGGCTATCAACGATACTAATATCAATGTTCAAAAAATTGGTAAGAGAACGTTCGTAATTTCTTACAACGACACCGAATTGAAGCGCAGGGTTACAGCTCTTGAAAATCGCCCTACATTTGATACCTTGACGGAATCCCAACGAAATAGCTTGCGAGGTCCAGCAGGAGCGAATGGAGCAACGGGTCCAGCAGGTCCTAGAGGTGCCGACGGTGCGCCTGGCCAAAATATCATCAACCAAAATGGTGGGCAAGCGCTGAAATATTGGGCTGGAACAAGGTCTCAATATGACGCAATTTCTAACAAAGATGCTAATACCATCTATGATATTTATCGTTAACGGGAGGTAATATGGCACGAGAAGGAATTTACGTGGGGTCCAGGGAAATTATCCAGCGCTATGTTGGGACAAGGCTGGTTTGGGAGAAAGTCACAATCCAGTTTGACGAAATTTTAAGATTTACTTCAAATCGCTTTGGGTCATTTTGGCGTTTTGGCTCTACAGAAAGAGCCTTCATCGACTTGGGTATATCTGAACGTCGTCCGTATGGTTTGGATGGAATAGAGGATTGTAATGTGGTGAAACTTCAAAATTCTAACAAAATCTTTGAAGTTAGGGTAGTAATAAGTCAACGAGATACTGGCTATTCAACAAGTTACCAAAGACGATACAACTACCAATTGTTTGTCATTTTTAAAAATACGGATGAGGTGCAGGATTTCATCTCCAATAAGTACAACGAAACCTATATTTTCGGCAGAAAAAGAGGAGGCTAGCATATGGATATTACCATTCAAAACGTTCGTTCGCCTGCTTTGGAGCATAACGGACGGTATTACAAGGTATTTCAGCCACGGACACGAGATGAACTGCTGAAGCTTCATCACATGGGCTGTGTAGGTGACACGGTGCTGACGGATATCCAATTGGAGCAAGGGGATTTTCCTACAAGTTTCGTGGAGCCTACTGTTACGCAACGTACTCTATCTGGTCTCTTCAAGGATATGCGTTCAATAGAGCTGGAATTGAGAGACCCGAACAGCACTCTCTGGGGTAAAATCCAGCAGAATAATCAAGGGGCACTAACTCAGTTTTTTGATAGAGACGTAAAGAGTGCCATCGCTCAGACAGCTAGAGAAATCAGGCAGGAAGTGCGAGACGCTGCTAATAGTGCAAGAGTGCAAGTGACGCCAGAAGGTGTTACTATCGGCTCTACTACTCTAACGGGCGAGCAGTTAGCCACGACCATTTCGACCAGTTCGAAAGGTGTGGACATCATCGCTCCACGGGTTCGAGTGAAGTCCGACATGATTGTTGACGGTGCGGTGACTGCTGGTAAGTTAGCAGCTGGTTCTGTCACTGCTGAACATATCCAAGCTGGTGCGATCACTGGTGACAAAATCAACGTAGACGATGCACTTATTCGGAATCTGACTGCTAGAGATGCCTTGATTGACAAACTGACATCTAAAGAAGTCTTTGCGACTAAGATTGAATCTGTCGTGTCTAGTTCGACATTCCTTGAAGCCTATCAAGGTAAAATTGGCGGATTCACACTTGGACAATTTGACCAAGGTGGAGGTCGCTGGATTTCTGGTGTAAACCATTTCGCAGTTGGAATGGGAAATGGAGAAGGGCGAGGAACTAGAACCGCATTTTGGGCGAACTGGGGCGATAGCTGGAACACAATTGGAGATAGAGCTTGGTATGTGAATACCGACGGCAAAATGTACTGTAAGAATGATTCAATCTTCTATAGACAAGTCACATTTGACACTAATTGTTCTGTTGATTGCTACGGAACCCAAACGTTCTATAAATCGCCTGTCTTTATCCACGGGATCGAATTAGGCGAGGCAGATATTTACGGTAATGGCTCCAACCCGAAAGGTGGGAAGAATGCGGTAGTCTGGTGGAACCAAGTTGGAAGTGGAAGTGTGAAATACTGGGGAGATAAATCTTCAGATAGACGCTTGAAAGAAAATATCACAGACACATCTGTAAAAGCCTTGGACAAAATCAACAGACTAAATATGGTCGCATTTGACTTTATCGAAAGCAAGAAACACGAGGAAATCGGTTTGATTGCTCAAGAGGCTGAGGCCATCATTCCAGAAGTTATCTCACGAGATCCTGACAATCCAGATGGCTATCTGCACATCGACTATACCGTTTTCGTACCCTACTTGCTGAAGGCTGTCCAAGAACTGGACCAGAAAATCAAAGAAATGGAGAAACTACATGGATAATCACACAATCGATAAGTTAGTCGCTGAGTCGCTCGTCAACCGTTTGGCAGAAGGCGAATTGGGACGTGCGCATTTAGAGGCACGCTATACATTGACTTTGGCTGAACTACAGGCATTTAAAGCGGTGCTGGAATATGACCCAGCACTTAAAGAGTTATTTGAAGAAACGCAAGCAAAAATGAAAGGAAATAACTAATGACTTACAAATTAACAGGAAGCCCGACTTTAAAAGGGGAAAAGAATGTCACAATCGTTACGATTGAGAAAGAAGAACCTGGACGCTACAGCTATGAGCGTGTTGAATTACCAGGTAATCGCACGCAGGACAATGAAGAAGTGTTGATTCAAGCGGTTTTAGACTTTATTAAAACAGAGCTTGACCCAACGAGCGCTCTTGTACAGGCTCAAGCTAAGTTGGAAGAAACTCACATTAAGCTTCAAGAGGCTGAACAGAAATTGGCACAAGCCGAAGCTAAGCAGACGGCCACAGATCAAGCAGTTAAGCAGAACAAGACTGAAAGCGACCACTACGGCAAAGTTAGCTACGCATTAGTTTTAACGTTGATAACAGAAAAATTGCTTCAGTACGGAACAGCTTATAAAGTTTTAGTTGATTTAATTCAATCAGCTGAAGTAGGTAAACACTATATGCCAGGTGACTTGATTACCATTGAAGACCCAGCACATGTTGAGGTAGATGGTGAAGGTAAGAGGGTTCTGGTACAACTTAACCGTGAATTTACTTATAATGGAGAGCCTGCAAGCGACTTTATTCGTGATGGACGTCTTGAACGTGATGGATATGGCGTAGCGTGGAAGTACGAGCCTAAAGAACAAAATGAGCCTACGAATGTTGCACCAGCAGCTGCAGTTTCTACGACAGCTACCGTCGCACCTACAGCAGCAGAGCCTTCTGCTACAACAGTTATATCTAATCAATAATGGAGGTGCCTATGGCGGAATTTGAACACCTCGTTATTCGTTTCGTAATCTCTATGATTCCTGTTATTATCTTGTATTTCTCCATGAAAGACAGAGCCACAAAGCAGGAGAATCGCATTACCGCGATGGAAAAAGACATTGAGAACCTACGTGAATTTAAAGAATCTGCCAATAAACGACTAGATAACCACGATGAACAGAACAAGGCTATCTTGGTACTTGCGGAACAAGTTAAATCGCTAGGTGAAGATGTCAGAGAGTTGAAAACGTTGATTCAAAGCAAAAGCTAAGAAAGGGGCGCAGAATGGTCTGTAATCTCAATACGACCAATCTCGCACAGGTTGATGGCGGTCACCTCATTAAACAAGGTGATGTAGCTTCTACCTTTGGATTCGTCCTTTTAGACGAAGACTATCGAGCCGTCTCCTCTCTTGATGGGGAGGTGGCGGTTGTTAGTCTGACCATGGACAAGTATCAATGGAAGAAGAAGGTGACTGTCATGAACTCAAGCGTGAATTTTAATCTGGATGCTATCTTGCCTGTTGGGAAATACCGCTTAGAGATTAGTGCTGGCGGATATATTTTTCCAAGCGATAAGGCTACGCACATCAAGATAGTGGCTTCAGATAAAGAATTGGTCACAGAGGAAGTCCATGCTCTCAAAGAGCTGGATATAGCAAAGGAAGTTGAGAAACAACTTTCAGAAAAAACAGTAACAGATGGTGGAGTATGTCCGGAATTTCCCGATCTACTCTTCTTTTATAATCTTGGAAAGGTATAGAAAAAAATGGAAACTACAAAATTAACAGAATTTGCCCGCACATTGGGAGAAGATAACAAACGAGTTAACGAAGAATTGAAAACCAAGGTTAGCAATTCAGCAATGACGCAAGCTATCTCACAGGCAGTCACTCAAGCTAAAACAGAGGTCAAGGCTGAAATCTTGGGTGAGTCTGTGCCTGAGAATCTTGACACGCTAAAAGAAATCGCGGATAAGATTACTAACATGGGACAAGACGAGAATGGCGCACTTCTTGGCAAAGTGACAGAGGTCAGCGGACGCGTTGACCAGATTGCTAATCTTGATTTAGTAGCGACATATAATCAAGCGAAAGCGTGAAGTCTATGAAGAGCCTTGAAAGTTTAGCGACAGCAATCGGTAAGGATATCAAGGGCATTAAAGAGCAACAAGTTACGAAAGATGAGCTGGATGCAAAGCATTATCTTACTGAGAATCAAACCCTTAGCTTAGAAGGCAACCGACTGAGTCTCACAAATGGTGGTTCTGTTAATCTTCCAACTGTTTTGAGAAGCTCAGAATATCGGATTTCAAAATCGGACATTGCCGGAAACGAAGTCGGTGCTACTGCGACAATACCAATCAATTCTTTGATGAATCCAATAGGTATCAAATTAGGGGATGTAATTCAAAGCTTTAATAACAACTCTGAAGGAGCAGATGAAGGCTACTGGATTGTAACAGGCATCAGCGCTCAAGGTATTTCTGTGAGAAAGATTGGCTCAAGACACTTGTATTCAACTTACAACGATGCCGAGTTGAAACAAAAGATTTCAGCTTTAGAAAACCGGCCATCGTTTGACACATTGACACCGACTCAACGAGATAGCTTGAGGGGTGAGAATGGTCACAGCTTAAATGCAACTGTCCGCATTGAAGGGAGTTATCGAAATGGTTCGACTAGCCAGCTAAATTTATTCGCAGATGTATTTTATGACGGAGAAAAGCTCACGAGTGGCTATACTCTTGATTACTACTATCGAGGTTTCGGAAATAATAACTGGGGGGTATTGAGAAATCAGACTCCAGATTCCACTGGAAAATTTAGTACATGGAGCGCCACCCAGCGCTCTGGTGGTTGGTTTGAAGTTCGTATCGAAGTGAATTACAGAGGTCTAAAAACCTCTGCTTTCACTCGTTTGGATAATGTCAACGATGGCGAACGAGGTCCGCAGGGTGTCCAAGGTCAACGAGGACCTCAAGGGAATGTAGGCCCTGCAGGCGCTAGAGGAGCCACAGGGGAACGTGGACCAGCAGGAGCGCCCGGCCAAAATATCGTCAACCAAAACGGTGGGCAACCGATTAGATATTGGGCAGGCACGCAAGCGCAGTATGACGCAATTGCAAGCAAAGACTCAAACACGATTTACGATATTTTTAAGTAGGTGATACTATGAGAGATAGAGTAAAAATCATGCTTGGAAATCAAGAAATCGTAAAAAGGTATCTTGGCAAACAGCTTTTATGGAGTAGCGTGCCTGAACTTTTTGAAACTTTAATGGGGTATAGAGTTGTTTTCATGGTATATGAAGATGGGATGCTTTTCACAATGCCTGAAAAGATAAAAAACTATCCGGAAATCAAAGGCGTGAGGGTAGGCGGACAAAAAGAACCTTTTATCTTTAAAAATGAACGCTTTAAAAAAGATTTAGTTTTTTCAAAGTATATCTTTATTAGCGATAAAGAAGCAGGTCTTAAGGCGTATCTTGGACTAGACAAGCGGACGCTTATCAATGGCGAAGATATCGGATTTTACGTATAAAAGAAAGGAAATGTAACATGTCACAATTTAATGAACTGATTATTGCTTTTGCTACAGGATTTTTAGCAGTAGCGGTAGGAAACATTGTAAAAGCAGTGAAGGATTATCTTTTGCAAAAAGGCGGAGAAAAAGCGGTAAAAATCGCTGAAATCTTAGCTAAAAATGCAGTACATGCAGTAGAGCAGGTAGCCTCTGAAACAGGCTACAAAGGTGATGAAAAGCTAGAACAAGCTAAAGTACATATGCTAGCAGAACTTAAAAAGTACAATGTCACGATGACTAATAGAGAGCTTGAAATGTTTGTAGAATCAGCAGTGAAGCAGATGAATGACGCATGGAAAGGGGAATGATCATGGATATCGATACAAGTAGACTACGCACGGATTTGCCGATTGTTGGATTTGAGCCTTTCCGTCAGGTTCACGCCCACTCAACAGGCAACCGAAACTCAACCGCTCAGAACGAGGCGGACTACCACTACAGAAAGGACCCTGGACTTGGGTTCTTTTCTCATGTCGTTGGTAATGGTCGTGTTATGCAGGTAGGTCCTGTAAACAAGGGAATGTGGGACGTTGGGGGCGGTTGGAATGCTGAGACTTATGCAGCTGTTGAACTGATTGAAAGCCATTCAACTAAAGAAGAGTTCATGACAGACTATCGCCTTTATATCGAATTGCTACGAAATCTAGCAGATGAAGCAGGTTTGCCGAAAACTCTTGATACAGACGACTTGGCAGGTATCAAAACGCATGAATACTGTACCAATAACCAGCCGGATAACAGTAGCGACCACGTTGACCCGTATCCTTATCTTGCGAAATGGGGTGTTAGCCGTGAACAGTTTAAGCGAGACATTGAGAACGGGTTAGGCTCTGAAACAGGCTGGCAGAAGAATGATACAGGCTATTGGTATGTACACTCAGACGGCTCTTATCCAAAAGACAAGTTTGAGAAAATCAACGGAACCTGGTATTACTTCGACGGTTCAGGCTACATGCTTGCAGACCGCTGGAAGAAGCACTCTGACGGCAACTGGTACTGGTTTGATAACTCAGGAGAAATGGCGACAGGTTGGAAGAAAATCGCTGAGAAGTGGTACTATTTCGATGTAGAAGGTGCCATGAAGACAGGTTGGGTCAAGTATAAGGATACATGGTACTACCTTGATAGTAAGGGCGGAAACATGGTATCTAATGAATTTGTCAGAGCGGGTCAAGGCTGGTACTATCTCAAACCAGACGGAACGATGGCAGACAAGCCAGAGTTCACAGTTGAGCCAGACGGCTTGATAAC